CCACGCCCGTCGTCGTCGCGGTCGCATTCGCGGAAGCCGTCAACTGCGTGCCGCTGTCCACGCTTTTAATCGTGGTGCCTGCGGGGAAATTCGCGGAGAGCAGGTGCATCGCAGCGATCAGCCCGGTCGTGTTCGGAGCAACGGACGTAATCACGGCACTGCCGTTCGTCGTGTTGCCGGTCAATGCAAGCGGGTACTTATTGAGCGTCGCGCCATCCCAGGAGAAATACCCGTTCGTGAGATCACCGATCAACAGGGGCGTATCCTGCCACATCGTCAGTCGCGCCTTCGTCGTGACGGTCCCCGCCGTCGCAATCGGCGTCGTGGCGCCATTCAGCGGATTCACCGCCGTCATGGAGCCGTCGTTATTCACCGTGACGAGCCGCGCCGTCTCGACCCCGGCCAGTTTGATTGTGATGCCCCAGAGCGTCGCAATGCCCGCGAGCGTGGCAATCGACGGAGCGGGAGGAGGGACTACCAATAATTGCCCAGCGCCTATTGGTTGAACGTTTTCCAGGAAGAACAGTTCATCGTCGCGTAGAGCGGTGCGCGCTGAGGTCTGATTCATGCCCTTCGCAAAATCCCTGAATTGGACAGTGCGTTCCCTGCGTGCTTCTTGCGGCACAACCTACCTCGATCTTGTGGGAAGATCAGACCATGGATTCGCAATCATCAGCGAGCGAGCGCGTCCGCGCACACGCAGCAGTCGCCGATCATACTGCGCCTGAAATCCGTCCGCTTCGTCAAAGCGTTGAACCGAAACCTTCGCGAAGCATGCCGCCATGAAAGGCACTGGATCGGTATAGGGGTATGGCTGCGTATCGGCATCGGTGGGATTGACCAAATCCGCGCTATAGGCCAGGAAGTCGAATTCCACGGGATAGTTCCCGGCTGGAGAGCAGGTACGCCAGTTTCGAGTAGGGCCAGCGTCCCAGCGGATAGCGGATCGTGGACGTGCCGCTGCCAAGTGGCATCACCATGATCGAGAGCAGGTCTTGAATATTGGCCGTCGTGGCGCCGATCAGGACGGTGGCCCCCGCCAGGATCGTCGCGTAGGAATAGGTGTGCGTGCCTGTTGTGAGCGTGAAGCTGAGTTTCAGGCGATTGTAGCCGAGATCGAGGTCTCGCTGCTTGATGGCCCGATTGATGAATTCGGTGAGGTCTGAATCGGAGTAGAGGGCGCCGGTGCTATCGCGCAGCAACCGGCGCGTCTGAGTGAGATAGTCCGCGAGCGTGAGCGTGATGCCCGCTGAAGGCATACATAACTAAATTACAAACGCGCCCGTGAGCCCGGTCACACGAGCATTCGCCGAGCACTTCGCCACCACCGCTTCGAGCAGCACAAACAAGGCCATCACATAGCCAAGCTGGAACTGCGGGAGCAACGATTCCGGTCCCGCCACGGCAAAGGCTGCGTCCTGATGAATCTTGAATTGCGTGTAGTTGAAATTCACGAGCCACATATCCGTATTATTGGTGGCGTACAGATCAGCATAGACAGGCACGCCGCCGATGTTCAGCGCAGGGAACGCCACGGTCGCGCCTTCACTCGCTTCCGCATAGGTCCCTTCGCGATCCACGAGGTAGGATTCAGCCCCAATCGTGTCCGCTGCAAGCGCGGCCCACGCGCCGGGTCCCACGATGGCGCAGGACGGGGGCTCGCCCCCCGCGCCCTTCTGGGCATACGTGAGCGCCGCGAGCACATTGGTCCTGGTCCACGCCTGCGACGCACCATTGATCGCCGTCATCGTGGACACATTCGCCTGCCACCACGTATTCGCGGAGCGGTCGATGTTGCCGACGTTGCCCTGTGTCGGATTGGTCGTCGCCACGAGATCGTTCAACGAGAAGACTTGCAGCGCGCTATTCGCCGACAGCGCCGTCCACAGCGCCGTCGCAATCTGATCCGACACGTAGTTGCCCGCATCGTTCATCCTCGCCCAGAGAATCGGGACGATCTCCGCGTCCTGTTGAACCAGTCCCTCAAACAGATAATAAGGAATGCCGACGACGAACGCCTTGAGATTGAATTCGGCGTTGAACAGTCCCGTGAGCACCTGCGGCGAGGTGAAGGCTCCAGAGTAGTCAGCCCACGCGCCAGACACCATCCTCGTGCCTTGCACGGGAATGGTCATCGGCGACACGCCGCCAGAGACGGGCTCCGCTGCCGCCAGCATGGAGGAGAGCGTGACGGTCGATTTGCCGATCTGCACCACCACGGCGGGCATGATCGCTCGGCGTGTGGCAACCTGGAGTTCGGTTCCTGCGGCCCCCCCTGGAATTGTGCCAAAATTAAGTAGAGCCATTTCGGTATCTCCTTAGAAGTTGCCCATGGGGAACAGAATGATGGTCGTGGCACCCGTGGCGATGTTGATGCGGACGGTGGTGCCGCTATCCACGTAAATCCAGCCTCCGCCCGTGTTGCCCAGCGCGTTCCAGGTCGTGCCGTTGTCATTCGACAGCGAGATGGTCACGTTGGCGGGCGTCAAGGCGACCACCAGCACCCATCCCGGCAGATACGCGCCGATCCCGGCGAAGTTCGCTTCCGTGACGGGATAGTTGCCAACCGCCTTCGTGGTGTAGGTCAGTTTCGTAAGATACGGGGAGCCGGTGGACCCGGCTGCCACTCCGCTGATCGGCATGACGTTCGGCATAGCGGACTCCTTATCCGGTCTTGCGTGTGCTGAGAATCCGGTTGACTTCCTCGAACGCGGCTTGTTTCAGTTGGTTCGTCTGGCGCGGACTGATCTTGCCCAGCTTCTCCAGGTATTCCTTGCTGCCGGCTGGGGTGCGGCGCGTGCCGCGTGGCACGCCGATGGCCTGCTTCGCCCGGAAGAATTCGAGCGCGGTCTCGGCCTTCCCGATCTGGCCCTCCTTCGCCAACTTCTCCACCTCTAGGCACTCCTCTTCACTCAGGCCGTTCTCCGCCCGCCACGCCTCCCGCACGAGCTTGCGCTCCAGGGTGTCCACCTTCTCAGTGAGCTTCTTCACTTCATCGGCGCTCTGTTTCGTGTGGGTTTCGACCTCTTTCGAGATGGCCTGTTCGATTTCTAGTTCCGGGATGGGTACGTCGGGGGCGGCTTCTTTGATGAGCGCGAGTACGCGCTTGCGATACTTCGGATCGGCGGCGAGCGCCGTAAAGAGCTTGCCCGTGGCGACGAGTTGCGTCTGCTGCTCAGGGGCGATGGTCTCGGCTGCGTTGCTCTCAGCCATGGCCTAGCGGCGTCCCTTGCCGCGATCCGAGATCGGGCCGACCGACTGCTGGCCGGAGGCCGCGCCGACGTTCGGCGCCTTGTTGCCTGACTGGTTCTTGTTGACGCCCTGCGGGGCGCCGCCGAAATACAGATAGCGCGGCCAATTCCAGAACATCCCGGCGCGCTTGCTTGAGTCGCGGGGGTCTCGAATGCTAGGAATGCGAGGCAGCCACTTATCTAAACTCGGCATGGTCGTGTCTCCTTACCTTATTATATACGTGGGGGCACGGGGACCCCTCGACCGCCGGTCAAGGAAGGCCCGCCGCCCAGCGTGAGGGGCCGGGGGGCTGGGGTTCCCAAAAAGGACGGCTTGCCTCCCATCACTCCCGCTGGGCTGCCCGGTCTGACCGGCAGCACGCCTTGCAGCATGGAAGCGAGTTCGGATTGGCCCAAGCCTTCTTCCACGCCAGGCGTGTGGGGGGCCAGGGTCTTGAGCGCACTCATAACCGCCCGGCCCAGATCGGTCCCTAATTTGGTTTTGAGCAGCCCCACGCTTTCGGCTAAGAGCATCGCCGCTTGGCGCACCTTGAGCATCGCCTGCGCTTCAAGGCCAGGCTGGGAGCCGACACTCAACGCCGATGGTCCAGTCGGCGGCGTCGCAATGGGGGCTTCTGTTCCAGGAATTGGCATTCGGCATTGCGCCGAGACTCGGACTTACCGCCTTCTATGTCTGCGTCCGCGTCGCATGAGCGCCTCCTTTCCTGCTGGCTGTGGTCAGTAGCGGCGCCCGCGAGTGCGGCGGGAGCGTCCCGTATGGGCCTTCACCATCGTCAGCGCCGTCGTGAGCGAGAACGGGCGCGACCCGTATGTCTACCTGGCATGGGAACGTCCTCCTGTAGAAGCCGTGGAGTCCGTAATCAGGAGCACGTATAACATAGTCACCGTAGGCGGTGTCAAGTAGATTTATTTCTTTGTCGTCCCTAGTGGCGATTTGCCTTTTTGCGCCTTTTCATGTTGAATATCGAACGCTTCCCGCGTCATCTCGGCCTTGGACTCAGCGAGTTTCCGCGCCTTCGCCTTGAGTTCTTCTCGATTGGGCATATCGAACAGTTCCACCAAATCTTCGCCGTCAATCGCGCCCGCTTTTTGCAAGAGCGTTGCCTTCGCCTGCGTCTGCTCCGCAAAGATCGGCGCGGCAGAATGCGCGTTCACGCTCAACCGGATGCCAGCGGGAATCTGACTTAATAAGAATTTTGGCCCATCAGGACGGCTATAGGAGTCCGTGCTGCGGCGCTGCAAGAGATGAAACGCTTTCGTCGCAATCGTGCCGAGCGCCGCTTCGACGACCAGCGCCATTTGTCGCAAGCGCCCCGCGCCGATCCCTGCCGCCATCGAAAAATGCCCGGTCGCCCGAATGCCGCCCGGCATATTCGCGGGCTCGGCAATGGAGCCGGGCACGCCGGAGATGTCGGCAAACATGTCGTTGATTTGCTGTAAGAGCCCCATCGCTTCCGGCGTCAACTGCGGAATAATCGGCGTCATCGACGAGTTCGGTTCCGCCGTCCCATACGCGCCGCCCGTAGTGGATAATACCCGTCCAGCCTCCTCGAAGTCTGGCACACCTGCAAAGAATTTCGGCGGGTCTAACTGACGGTCAATGACCGACTTGAGACTAGTCAGGTGATCTACTAACCAGTCCTGCAAGCGTGTGAGATGATCGAGTTCGGAGCGACCCCAAAAATACGACGGCAACGGGCGCGGCGTCAGCACGGTGAACGGGAATTCGGCGGGCATTTCCGTCGTGAGACTGATGCGCGTCCAGGGGAGATCAGGATTGCGCCGTTGCGCGATGGGCTCGTTCGCGTCCGCTAAGATCGTCGTCACGAGCCAATCTTCAAACAGTTCCCCTTTTCCAGATTGGCCGCGCTCCTTGCGGCGAAACAGACGCCGCTCCCAGACATCGACGAATTCGACGGTGGGCTCCTCCACCAGCGCATCGAGTTGCTGATCGCCGACTGGCTCGCCCGGAAAGCCGCCCGTGATCTGCCCGCTCGGAAAGGTGCCCGTCACGCTGCTCAGGACGAGTCGATTCGTCGTCGCGCCTGATCGCTTCGGGATTGCGTGCTCTCGCGCCAGCGAGATGAAATCATCCTCCCGTTTCTCGCCTTGGACCCAGCGTTCGACCTGCGGCACCGAGAGCATATACCAATGGGCGCATACATCCTGCTCCTCCAAGGCACTCACGTCCTCGCGGGTGACGCCGAAATCCCATGGTTGAATCAGCCCTAAACGAAAGCCGGTCGCCGGATCGGCTTGCAATTTCATCACCTGCGCCCCGTAGACGAGGCTCCATTCCAGCGCCAGCAGGATCACGCCATCGGCGTCGGTATCCTCCCACACCTGCCGAAATTCATCTCGCGCCACGGACGCGGCGGAGAGCCACACGTCACGCACGCTTGGCGGCAGATGCACGCCGAAGCGCACGGTGCCTGGCGCAAAGAGAAACGCCGCAACCCGATTGAGATGCGAAAAAAGCTTGTTATAACGGGCTCTGGAACCGCTCTCACTGCCCATGTCGTACCATTGTCGAAGCGTGAGAGCGCGGGTGCGCCGAAGGTCTCGCGAAACTTCCGCACGGCGGATCAATTCAGCAAGCCGCGTCTTCTCGTCGTCGCTGACGGATTCGGTTAAGAGTGCCATTGAGGTTTCACCTTGCGATTCGTCACAGCGGGCATCAAGACTTCTCGACTGTCTTGACGAGCAGCGGGTGGCATTCCACCTACGA